GGTATGCGTGCGCGTGGTGCAGTTACTAATCAAGCTAACGGTGTTATCTACATCAGCGATAAATCTGATCGTTCCGAAATTCTTGTAACATACCACGAGCTTCTGCACAGCTTTAAGAACTCCGACCCTTCGGGATACGCAAAGTTGGCGGCTTCTGTTGATGCCGATCTTGAAGCTTACATTAAACAAAACCCTAACCGTGGCGGCTTGAATCCAGACGCCACAAAGGAAGAGTTCCTTGCTGACTTCCTCGCTGACCGTGCAACCACCAAAGGATTTTGGGAGAAGGTCGCAGCGAAAGAACCTGCCGTGTTCGAAAAGTTCGCGCAGTTCATGCGGTCGATGATTAACCGTCTCATCAAAGGACGTGTGGGAACGGCTTCTCTCATCCGCAACCTTAAAGAAGCTGACGCTGCTCTAACAGACTTCGTTATCGCGCAACGCCTCCGCGCACCGGCCAAGAAGGTCGAAACTGAACCCGTCGTCAAGAACGAGAAAAAGGCTGAGCCTGACACCCAGAAAAAGGTCAAAAAGCCGAAGATGACCGAGACGGAAGCTGTGACTAAGTCAAAAGCTGCCGTTCAACCTGAGATCGACAAGCTTCCTGATACCGGAGCAAACCGCATCCGAAAGGCTGACCTGAACCGGGCACTGAAGAAAGCCACAACCCTCGACGAGGTCAATGAGGTGCAGCAGGCTGTATCTGGTGGTAGTGTTAGCTTCGATGACGCGGAACCGAAGCGTCGTCCTGCTTGGATTGACAGAAGCGGCAACATTGTCAGTCTATCCAATGGAGAGACGCACGGAGATTATGCTTCTAAGCTACTTAAAGTTAAGCCTGTTGACGGAACCGCTGCGCTGAACTTAAAAGGCTGGGCTAGGGTTATACCTACAGGAGAAACTATCTACGTTGACTTTGGGGAAACACAGCAGACACTTTCTCCATCGCAAAGAAAATCATTGATACGGCTGGCTGAGGGTTTGGGTTCTCAGTCAATAACTGCGGACGGCTATAATGGTCAGCGTATTATCTGGGAAAGTGACGAGAAGCGCTCAGACGTTCGCTTCGATGACGCTGTCATTCAATGGGACGCAAAAGGAATGGGTGGAACTTCAAACCAAGAAGACATTGATTACTTTGGTCACGTTCGCATGATGCCCTACGCGACGTTTCGTGCAATCGCCGCACCGGGTAACTGGAATACTGACACGATCCCTGTAGCCGAACAAAAGATGAGGGCTGGCGAACCTGTGGCACCGCCCTTTATCGAGGCAGAGTGGGATGATAAAAAGAAAGTCCTTAGAGCATACGGACACGAGGGTAGGTCAAGGTCTGATGCTGCTAACAGAGTTGCTCCGGGACAAGATATACCAGTTCACATTTTCATTCGTGGGTTCCGGGCAAGGAACCTCACCGACGAAATGCGAAACGCTCCTATTGTCCCAGAAAAGGGTGGGAAGCCTGTTTCAACACAGAGATCAGACGTTCGCTTCGATGACGGTGATACTGATTACCTCGCAGCCGTGGAGCGCGGCGACATGGAGACGGCGCAGAGGATGGTGGACGAGGCTGCGCGTCAATCTGGAAAAGCAAAGTTCCTCGATCGCTTTGTCGATTCATCTGACATAATTTCACGCAGCGAAGGCAGAAAAACATGGAGCAATGTCGCCAGCAAACTCTTCGGTGAGCGAATCCATCCGACAGAAATCCCCGTCATCGACAACAGGTATCTGCGAGGCTCGGATTTCCCAGAGTCACTACGGGATCTTCTGACCGTAGCCGAAGTGTCACGCAAGATGAGCCGAGAAGAGGACATGGCGGGCAACAGCATACTCGACATCCTTACATCCGAATATGAAGATGGGGTAAAAGACCCTGTGACGGGAATCAACTCGGCCACGTTTGACTTGGACATGGGTTTCCGTAACGCGCTAAGGAGCGCCAACGCCAAACGCACCGAAGCTCTGGGTCGAATTAGGGATAAGACGAAAGGTCTTTACGAAGACAGTGAAATTATCAACATCGCGTCCAATTTACCGAGCACTTCGGACATTGAAGCCGAAGACCGCAGCATCGTATTTAGGAATCGCAACGGCGCTCCGTCGGAATCCGCCGACCCCGTAACCTATGACGAAGCGGGCAACGTCATCCCACCGAGTCAACGCTTCAACTTAGATTCCAGCGACATTCGCTTTGACGATCCCACACCTCGTCCCGGCTACCAGCCCGAATCCCAGATCGACGTTCGACTCGGTGATGACACTCAGCCGTTAGAGGGACGTGACACTCGTGACGGTCTGGATTACGAAACTCTCAAGACGATGCCTGACCTTCTCAAGAGAATGGTGAAGAAGATGCGTCAGTCCGGTATCTTCCGCATATCTAACAGGATGCGAAACCCTGAGAACATGGCCGAAATCGCGCTTGAGCAACTCACCAACAACATTCTCTATGTCCACGATGCTGTGCCAAAGGACATCGCTGAACGCTCTAAGAAATGGTATCAGGGTGCGAACAAGATCGCTAACAGTTGGGCCAAGAAGTATGGTATCCCGCTTCACTCAACAGCCGCAGTGATCGCCGCTCTCAGTCCACAACGAGACTGGTTCATGAACGTCAGCTTGGCCGAGCGGACACTGGATGTGTGGTCCGGTCAGCGTCGCAACACCGACACGATCACCCCCGAGATGATAGAAACAGCCGAGCGGTTGGACTCTGTCAAGCAACCGAAGGAGCAGGAGATCGAGGGCGAGATTTACTTCTACACCCCGTTCACCGACCGGGCACGCAAGTTGGGAGACCGGCCTTTCGATGACATGTCCCCCGGTGACAAGGCGATGTTCGTTCGCCTCTACGATGAAACCTACAACTCACCGAGCTTTTCCACGATCACTCCCGAGGGCGAGTTCCGCCGCCTCCAGACCGGCAAGACTGGCAAGCTCTCGACCGTGACATGGGGACCGTTCGCCACAATCGAGAAGGCTATTCGTATTCTCGATCTGGGAACGCTGGATGCCGCCTCTGAAGCGCTTGGGAAGCAGCACAAGATCCGCTCGTTCCACAACAACATTGTCAGCCCCGGCGACCCTCGCAACGTCACCTCAGACACACACGCTGTTGCTGTGGCTACCCTCCTTCCTGTGGCCGGTGGAAGCCCGGACGTGACTGCAAACTTCAGCGGAGTCCGCGACTCGAAGACCGGCTTCACCGGAACCTATGCTCTCTACGCTGAAGCTTACCGTAGAGCTGCCAACCTCCGTGGTATCGCCCCGTCTGAAATGCAGAGCATCACATGGGAAGCTATTCGTGAAGTTTACGATAAACAGTTCAAACAAAAAAGCTACGCTCTTGACAGTGTAAGAGCTATATGGAAAAAATACGCCAATGAAGACATCGACTACGAAACCGCAAGGGAGCAAGCGTTTCAGGCAGGTGGTGGATACTCTCCGCCGTCATGGTATCAACAGCTCGCTGTTAGCGAGTTTGATGACATCGGAGATGGACGCAGGGAATCAACCTACGCTGAAGGCGATGATCTCAGCCCGGCTACCCGGCTACGTTCGAGGAAAGGACGCAGAGATGGACGCACTGGTTCAGGACGAGATTCGGGAACTCAGGAAGGGGGTGCGGCAAGCCAAGGAAACCGGAGCGCTGCAAGAGCTGTCCAAGATGAGCTGAGGTTTGACGATCCTGTTGAGCCATTCTATTCCCAGCTCCAGCGCACCGTCGCCGCCAAAGTTCCCGCTCGCGCAACGCCCGATCAGATCATGGCCACCGTCAAAGCGGCGGGCGTGAAGTCGGAGGAGATCAAGTGGAGCGGCATTGAGCAGGCACTTGGAAGTCTCGCTGTGGACGGCAAGGTTGAGAAAGCCGCGCTGATGAAGTATCTGGGCGAGGAGGGAAGCGTTAGGTTTGAGGAGGTGGTCGGACGCGATCAGGTGGTTGCACCTACTGAGAGCACGGAAATCTTCGATGACGCAGGCGTAGGGTTCGGGGCCAAGTTCGGCCAATATGTCCTCCCCGGCGGCGAGAACTACCGCGAGGTGGTGCTGGCGATGCCTACCGAGCAAGCGGCTTCGGACGTTGAAGGCATCGCTCGCAGCATTGCTAGAAACGATGGAGAAGACTGGAATCGTTTGAGCGAAGAAGTCCGCGAAGGTTTGCGAGTCGTGGCAAGAAACCGACTCGAAGAGAACCGCAACCGCCCATATTCCGCCTACACCTCCAGCCACTTCCCCGACGTGCCGAACTACGTCGCACACATGCGGTTGAACGAGCGCACCGACGCCGAGGGCAACCCCGGATTGTTCATCGAGGAGATCCAGAGTGACAGGCATCAGGCGGGGCGGACGAAGGGGTATAAGGAAGACACCTCTCCAGAGGACATTGAAGTGGCGAAGAAAGCCAAGGAGGACGCGGAAGAGAAGTTACAACTTCGGGAATATGCAATCCGTGAGGAGAATGGTTTCCCGCTCTCTTTGAAGGAGATCATCGCATCTGGACGAAAAGCAGAATACGACTCGATCCGGGATGCTGATGCAGTCAGGACTAAACTCAAAACTGTCGCCGAACAAGCGAGGCAGAGATATGCCACCCTAACCTCGGACGTGTCCGGTCAGGTAGCCGACGCCCCATTCCGCACCACATGGCCCCTCGCCCTCTTCAAACGCGCTCTCCGCGATGCCGTCGCATCCGGCAAGGATTGGATCGGCTGGACGGTCGGAGAGACGCAGAGTGATCGGTTTGATTTGAGCAAGACCCTTGAGTCTGTGGATGTCACTCGTGAAGGTGATAAGTTCCGCGTGTTCTACCGCACCCGAGAGGGAGCAAGTTCCGAAGCCGGGGTGTTCCCTGCCCAAGAGTTGCCAGATGTGGTCGGCAAAGAACTTGCTGACAAGATTGTATCCGACTTCAGCGGAGGCGATCCAGCTCGCAAAGAGGCTTTGAAATCACAGATGGATCAAGCACGTCGTGACATGCAGGCTTACGGCTTCGATGACCCCAAAGGGGAAGAGGCGTATGACCGATACAAAACGCTGCAAGCTGAGTATCAGGCGAGCAACCCAACCGCCAAAAAATACGAGGGACTCGACCTCAAAGTCGGCGGCAGCGGCATGAAAGGCTTCTACGACAACATCCTCCCGAAAGAAATCGGGAAGTATGTGGATCGTCTCGGCAAAGGGAAGGTGGAGCAAAGCTCAGTCAATACCGCCACTCCGCTAAGTTCAGCTACATCTCAAGCTATGGATAACGACGGGTGGGAGACGCCGACAGACGGACGTGCCAACACCCCTATCTGGAAAGTCACCATCACCCCCGAGATGCGATCTACTGTCACTGAGCAGGGTCAGGTAATGTTTGACGATCCTCCGCTTGAGGGTCTCCCTTCCAAAGTCACTGTTCCCGGTCGAGGAAAGATCACGTTTGGTCCATACCTCCCAGCACGGCAAGCCGCTGAGACATACGCCGAACAGGCGGGCATTCCATACAACCCACCCAAGACCTATGCGAAGGTCGATGTGGCTCGTGCTGAGCGAATCGCTGCCGAGTTTGACAGGATGAAGCATGATCCGACGAACCCGGAGGTCAAGGCGGCGTTTGATGCGATGATTAAAGAGACGCTCGCGCAGTGGGAAGTTATCAAAGCCACTGGCATTAAAATTGAACCTATCCCAGAGGGTCAGCCAGATCCTTACGCCAAGTCTCCAAGATATGCACACCTCGACGTGATCGAGAACAATCACCTGTGGTTCTTCCCTACTGTGTCAGGCTTTGGTGGAACCAACGTCGCGAACCAAGATGTATCAGGCAATCCTCTGATGATTGAGACCGGCGAAGTTATCAACGGACATCGTATGGTTGCCAACGACGTGTTCCGTGTGGTGCATGATTACTTCGGCCACATCAAGGAAGGCGTTGGGTTCCGTGCTGACGGTGAGGAGAATGCTTGGCGCATCCACTCTGCCATGTATTCACCACTCGCCCGGAAAGCGATGACGACTGAAACTCGTGGTCAGAACTCATGGGTAAACTTCGGACCTTATGCTGAGTTCAACAAAACAGCTAAAGGTGACGAGACTCAATACGCACCACAGAAGACCGGACTGCTTCCTGATTGGGTTGTTAGTGATGGAGCTACTGACAGTGACGTGAAGTTTGATGACGCCAAAGCATACAACCCGCAGACGGGGGTTCCTTTCATAGACGGAGGTAAGCTAACTTCCAGACTGAACAGATCAACGGGACAGCCCGAAGAAGCTAGGGTTCGGTTTAAGACTCCACTGCGGCTTGACGACGGAACGAGGATCAGTGGTTTCACTGATGATTCGAGGACTGTTTTTTACGGATATGACAAGAACGGGGAGGCGTTCACCCTTAGTGCTGAGTATGTAGGGACGGTTGAAAATCCAAAAGCTCAAAACCTCATAGACGATGGTTCAGAACTTTTCAATAGATTATCTCAAGCACTCGATGCGTTCAATAAATCACGCGGTATTCGGTTCGATGACCCTAAACCTTACAACCCACGAACATCAGGGATCGACAACTCTTTCGTTATCGACACTCGCCGTGACTTCATCGCTGCCCGTAACGTGATCCACCGTGACATCTTCGACCCAAACACAGTTCCTCTCACAGATGAAGGTCTGGCTCAGGCCGAGTCCTTCCTCGACAGCCTGCTCGATCAAGAGCTGATGCAACAGCGCCAAGACACAATCGGCGAAGAGGTTAATCTAACAGGTAACCGATCCGCCGTCGTAGCCGGTATTCTACGTGTAGCATACTTTGCTTACGCCGCACGTTGGTATCCGAAGAACAGGACCAAGGCTCGTGAGCTTATGGCGATGGGCATGATTGTTGTTGAGGGAGTCCGAGCACAGCTTGATGAACCGTCCATGAGCGCCAGTGAAACCGGTGCTTTGCTTGCATCATTTAAGTCTTACAAAGGTGGCTCTATTGTGGGGTTGTTTGCTGTAGAACTTCAAAGCAGGTTTGACTACGTGAAAGAACGATTTGGCGAAAACCTTGCTAAACTTTCTCGATCAGTAGCTAGAGTGAGTAACAGAACGAATCCTGATGCTAAGACAGATAAGCATAGGAATAAGAACCACAAGATCCGCAAGATCGTTGACGAAGTTCTCATCGAGTCCGACCAGCTCGCCAAGCTCAAGCAAGCCGAAGCGCAGGCTCGTAACGCATGGAAGAAGGTCGCCAGCTTGCTCTCCCGGCTCGTCGAGAGCGGTCTCAAGTTCGACGATCCGACCATGACACCTCTTCAGGCGTTCCTCGATCTGGTGAACCGTGACGGCGATCTAGACGACATCGCCGAAGCTTTCGAGAAAGTCCTTCCCCGTCTCGAAGCCCGTCTCCAGCCCGAGGACCTTGAAATTGTTAGAAAGACCAAGCGCACCGCTCAGGACGCCGAGAAGGTCCGGGAAAACATCACCGGTCGATCCGCAACCAAGAACCCTGCCGACACTCTGGCCAAGCGCCTGATCGGTCGTGCGAAGAACTTCGACCGTGTCAGTCCCAAGGCAGAGGACAAGAAGAAAGCTGCCTTTGATGAACTCATGAACTCCGGCGCATCCCGTGCCGACTTCATCGAGCGCTTCGTCGCCATGGGAGGTTCCCCGGAACTGGCCAACGAACTCTTCGACGCCAACCAAGTTCGTGTGGACCGGCAGCTCCAGCGCGAAGCCGCCGAAGCTGAAGCGAAGATCGACAAGGAAGTTGAGAAAGCCGCCGAGAAAGCTCAGCGTAGTTATGACAAGGCACAGGAGTATGTGGACCGTGTGGGAGATGAAGTGATTCCAGCACGACCTACCAAAGATAACGATACGTATCAAGCAATGGTCCGTCGTTATATCTCTCAGAACTATGCTGAGAGTGACGAAGCCACACTAACAAGAGACCTTGCTACGTTTACTCGTCCTGACGGCGAACAGTATTTCACTGACGACCAGATCGACCAGATCGTCACCCGCGCTGAGTTCGCCCGCAGGGATCGTATCGCCGCCCGCGCAGCAAAGCTCGAAGCCGACTATCAGAAAGCACAGCGCCGGAGCCGGAGAGCGGCTGAGGACAAGGCATCGAAGATCCTGACCAAAGGACAGGCGAAGGATTCACAGTCGCGCAGCATCACCCAAATCATCGAGGACGAGTTCATCAACAACCCTCGCCGGGGCGTCCTCGACCGGAAGGGGCGCATCCGCCTTGCCCGTGAGATCCTGAAGGAACGCACCGACCTCGACTACGAACAGATCAAGCGTGTGGCCGAGAATCTGGAGAAGGAGCTTTCCAACTGGCTCGAAGCAGCGATGCTGCGTGCGGCAAGTTCCATCCTCAAATCGTTAGAAAAGGGCAAACTGTCGCCGTCTGAAGTTCAAAAGTTTGTTAGGCTCAACCCTTCCCAGATCGAGCAGGCGATCCGCCTTCAGGTCTTTGACCCCACGAAAGACTTTGTCACCTCTATCGCAGCGTTGGCGGGCTGGGAAGGACTCACGGGCGAGGAGATGGCCCGCCTGACCGAGCTGGAACAACAGATCGACGCCAACGGCAGAACCTCACGCAAGGCGATTCAGCTCATCCACAAGCAGGGTCGGATCATTCTCAACGCAACCGGCTTGTCTCCGAAAGCGAAAGACCTCATCAACAGTTACATCCGTGGTAACATCTACTCTGGAACCTCATCGCTTGGACTGAGTGTGATGGTTGGCCTCTACGAGTATGCTAAGCTGTTCGCTGACGAACTTGTTGTCAGTGTTATTAACAGTAAAGGCAACATCCCGAAACTCTTGAATGAAATCAAAGTCCTTGGTAGTGCTTGGTTCTCTAGCCACATTGCGGGCTACCGTGAGGCACTCGTCGCCTTCAGAACGGGAACCTCGTTTACTGAGCAGGTTCAGGGTGGTCAAGAAGGTAGCCTTGACAATGACATCTTCACTGACCCTCTAACACGGGTTTGGGACAGATCCATCGACGACATCCGCAAGGGCTACACGGCGATGAAAGCAGCGACACCCGCCCGCCGCATGGCGATTGCCTCGAAACTTATCCTTCCTGCAATCAAAGCAGCGCTCTCAACTGTTAGACTTACCTTCCGTGTGCTTGGTGGAATCGACGCCGGTATCACCAAAATGCACTCTGAGACCCGGAGCACGATCCTTGCCTACCGCAGTTTTGTGGATATGGGCGGTTCCTCTGCCGAATACGACGCTGTTCAGCGTGCAGCGGAACAAGTCGGTCTGAGCTACGCTGAGCACGCCAGAAAGAATCTCGGACTCACCGGCAATGATTTGAGCATCGCCACACAGGAAGCCGTTCAGGGTGCGATCTTCATGGCGATGCGTGACAAAGGCGTCCCTATCGACGAACTAACAGAAAGCGCCATCTCTGAGATTCAGGCGAAGATCGGAACCGGCAAGACATCCGACAAGACCGTAATCGGGCAAATCACAAACTTCATGGCCCGAGCAGCTAACAGCTTCCCCGGTGGTGCCATCGCCATCCCTGCTGTTAGGACCGTGGGTAACGTGATCGACGAAATGCTTTGGAATGCCCCTGTCGTTGGCATGTATCGTGCGCTCAAGTATAGGAAGTATTCCGAAGCTGAGCGTCAGAAGGTATTCCCTAACATGAAAGAAAACTGGCAGTATAACCGCAACGCTGCCTATGCTTATCTGTCCACGCCTTTGACTGCTTTGATTACCGCGCTCTTGAAAGCCAACGAAGATGAACCGGACGACAGTAAGTGGTTCTGGTTCACAGGACCATACCCGACGCTGGATCAAGCTGAGCAGGCACGTTGGAGAAACAACGGTTGGGACGAGAACACCCTCATCGTAGGCAACACCCGAATCCGGTTAGATCGTGGATTCGGCCAGACCTTCCTCTTCCCTGTGGCTGTTGGTAGGTTCGCTCACGACGCGATGAACGGAGCCACACCTGAAGAATATCTCCAGAACTCGTGGGGACTGGCAGACCTCATGGTCCCCGGTGTCTCTCAGCTCAGTGACCGTTTCGGCGCACGAGAAAGTGTTAGTGCCACAACAAACTTGGGCGAGCAAGTCTGGACATCTTTCGTCCCCTTCGCCTCACTCATGAAGACTCCTCGCCGGTTGGGTGACCGCATCGACAAGCGGAAGTCCGAGAACCTCAACTTCTTCCTAACACCTTTCTACGTCGATACCGAAGGCGAGGGTGTGGTCCTGATGAAGAACGTGCTGGGTCAAAAACTGGAGCAGGACCGCAACCCTTACGGTTGGGTTCAGAAACTCGGGTTCCCAATTTACTACCGCACCGTCAGCAACGACGGTGACCCCCGAAGCGCCGTCATGCGCGACTTTGTGGACAACAACTACCGTGGCGGTGCCGTCGATTCTAACAGCCTAAAGAAAAAGGCCGGTGACCGATACAACGCCCGACTCCTGAACGACTACGTTGACTACCGTGTCCAACAGTTCATGAAATACTACAAGCCTAGTAGATCGAGCCTGCTTGGTCGGGAGGACTACGGCAGCAAGGTCGGGGCGCTCTGGTCGAAAGCCACTGAGGACGCCGACCGTCGCTTCAGGCTGCGTTGAGCGGGTAGAGCTGGGACCAGTTCGGACCCCACTCACCTTCAACCCGGATCGGGACCCGGAACTTGAGGACCGTCTCCATGATGTGACGCATCTCCTCGAAGCCCTCCTCGTCCCAGTCCTCCTCGACCGAGAAGTCCAGCTCATCATGAACAACGAGCGTGGGGACCCCAATCCGGTCGAACACACCGTCATTCCAGCACTTGACCATCGCCGACTTCATCAGGTCGGCAGCGGAGCCTTGGATGATGTGGTTCAGGGCCTTGTGCGTGCTGCTCCGCTTCAGGTTCGGCCCATACTTGGCCAATGCGGCGTTCAGGCGCAGAGGAACCGGTCTGGGGGCACCACGGGGCGTCCACTTGGGTTCCCACATATCGAAGTGGGAGATCCGGCCAAGAATCGTTTGTGTAAAGCCCTGCTCCTCGACAAGTTTGGAAGCCCACTCCATCGTTTCTGACACGTAGGGGAGACCGTCGTGATATGCTGTGAAAAACTCCTCAGCTTCAACGTCTGACAGTCCCATCATCGACTGGAGTTTTTTCTGTGAAGCTCCGTAGATGCCTGCAAAGTTGACGTTCTTGACGTGCTTGCGTGGAAGGTCGAGTCCTACGACTCTGTGAATCATCGCCTTCGTAAAGTCGTGATAGTCTGTGTCAGGATTGTTCTTATACTCTTTTCGCAAAGCTTTGGCACCTTGACCAACAGCAAAGTGGGCAAGTAAACGCGATTCAATAGAACTGTAATCATATTTTCTCCAGTGTGAATGTCCTTTGTGCGGTATAAAAATTGATCTGATCTTCTTAGCTAAGTCGTTTCGAGAAGGTATCTGTTGAAGGTTAGGGTCGCTTGCACTCATGCGTCCTGTAACAGCACGCATTGGGTTGAAACTACCATGAACTCTTCCGTTGATAGAAGATCCAAAAATGCTTCCATCAATGAACGACCCTACATACTTTTTCAGCTCTTGGAGGTCAACAACCATTTGACCGAGCGGGTGCTCCAGTGTCTTCAGGAACTCCGCCTTGAGCTGGGGCTTCTGGGTCTTTGGTGTTAGAGGGTAGGAAATCTTCAGCCGGTCGAAGACCTTGCCCATCTCCACCGGGGAACCCGTGTTGACGTGCCGACCGGCGATCTTGTCCACATCAGCCTGAAGGTCCACAATGGCGGCGTTGAGAGCGTCACGGGCCTGCTCAGCGGCGTTGAGATCCACCGCGACACCTTTGATACGCATAGCTACCAGAAGCCGGAGGAGATCGCACTCCAGTCGGTAAACGTCATGCAAGCCCTTCCGGTCCATCTTATTCCACTGCTCCCGGAGGACTCCATGAGGCAGCTCTACGTCGGACTCCGCGTAATGGCCAACCAGCTCAGGCGGGCAGCGGTAGAGGTTGCTCATCACCAGATCGCGGACTGCGTCAGGACCGGGCATTGGGCCTTTGCCAAAATAGTTCCACCCCCACTCGTAGAGAAGGTTGGACACCTTCCCTGTCCCTAACAGCTTTTGACTGACCTTCTCCAGTGAAGCTTCATCTTGGTGCTTGATGAGCTTTGCAGCTATCCAAGTGTCATGAAGTTCACCGTTGACGGTTACACCCTCATGCGTCAGCCAACCGAGGTCGTAAAGAGAGTTATGTCCAAGCTTAGGACAGGGAAGTGATAACTGGTCATTGACGTAGCGCATCACGTTGACCGGATCGAGGTTCAAGCTGGTTTCCTCGTGGCGGCACGGCAGATACACCGAGAATCCGTCATCTGTCCCAAGCGCCACACCGATGATGTGGCCTACCCCTCTGCCCCATCCCGGCCCAACAGTCTTCAAGTCTGGGTCCTTCGTCTCAACGTCGTAGGAGATCATCTTGGCACCCTTCAGGGAAGGGAGACGAGCGAGGTCAGGAAGCTTCCACCCCGTCGCCGGAACTTTCGGGCGTGGGTTGTAATAGCGACGCTTGCGCTTCGCCGGGACTTCGTCCTCTGGCCAAATGAGACTCATTTAGGCGTCCCCTGAAATTAAATGCAGTCCATCATCGCGTCTTTCAATGGTGTCACCCCAATCAGCAAAGACACGCCGACCGTCAAAGGCTATAAAAGCGATTAACCGTGATACGCAAGGACTACACCCTACTGGTCCGTATTCACCCTCATACTCGCCGTAGTCCCCACACGTAGGGCAAGGAGGCTGTTCTCCCACAAAAGCAAGAACTTCGTTACCGTTATCCAAAACTCTTGGAGTGCTGGCGTAATCAGGTGCGGTGTATGTTATACTGTCCATAGTTTATCTCCTTGTTGATGAAATCATTCTAGCGTCGTCTGTAGAGGTCATTACTAGGTTACCCTCCTCAGACACAAAGAAGCTCTTACTCAATCGTAGTAGCGAGTCAAAGTTTTTCTTAGAAAGTTTGAAGTCCGGTCCCTTAGCCGAACCTTCGATCACTCCCATAGAACCTTCCGATTCGTAGTAAACCTTACCCTCAAAGACACGGACTACATCGCACTCGATACTTGACAGGTAATCAAGCACGTCCTCAAGGATCTTAACCTTGACCCACTTCAGCTTGTAAAAGTGAGAGAGGTCATTGAGGTGCTCCGATATAAGACGACTCACTAGCGAGCTTCCGTCCTCGAAATCGAACCGGACGTTGCTGGTATCTTGCCTAGCAGATACCACCTTCGACTTGAACTTGAGAAGTGCCACAGCGGACTCCTTCGGTAGGTTGAAATCAAAATCGTCTGTTAGGCCCGAAGCGGCAGCGAGTAGCCGGTAGTTGTCGGAGGCTTCCATCACCCCCCGGCGAAAGGTCACCCCGGTCGCCATGATCCTGTCATTCTGAGCGTTCACCGTCGCGACAGCGTGCTTCAGTGCCACGAGGTTCAGACCTCCCTCGACCTCGAAGTCAGGTCCGAACACGTCCACCGTCTCCAGCTCATCGGCAGGTAGGCACGGTATGGTGAGCTGCTCCTTGCCTTCCTTCAGGACGAGCCTCTTGGCCTTGACCGTGAACGCCACCGTCCCGCGCTTTTTCTTCTGGAAGAAGTTCAGCAGCAGCTTCGGGTTGACCACACACGACACGTCGGACGCTATCGGTGCCCGGATGCAGAAAGTTCCGCCGAAGCTTGTCATCATGCCGTCGTCCAACCGCACCATCTGTGCGGTCGGTTGCGGGCTGAGTGGATTCAGCGCTAGTGAGCAGAGTTCGATCTGTGGTTTCATCAGAATGGAATGTCATCCTCCGCGACTTCGCCACGGGCAGGAACTTCACAACCGAGAACTTCAGGGTATTTCTTAGAAACGTCAACACGAATCAGTGTAGGAGTCAACAATTCACCAGTCCTCTCTTCCGCTTCTTCGACCGACTCAGGAACAGGCATTGCTCCGCCTCGATGCTGCCACCAAACACTAACCCTACGTTGGATGATCGCGTTCTCGTTACCAAAGAACAGATATTCTTTGAAGCTATATCCGCCGACAAAATAAGTGGAGCACAGGTAGGGATTACCGGCTTTGGACACACCGCGCTTGTAAACCACGCTCAGGACCTCGAACTCCTCGATCACCGGCTCAGGGTTTGCTCCGACCATGAGGGCGGCGTTCCCGGCCACTTTCTCAATCGTTGTTGACGGCGGGAACTTGTATCCGCACTCGATACAAACCACCGCTCTTGTGTGGTTCAGGGTCGAGCACTCCGGGCATTTCTTGACAGGCGCTTCTCCAACCACACCGTCGCCCTTCTTGCGCGGACGTGGAATGATTGGGGCGTTGATAGGACCGAGACGAAAAGTGTTCCGTCCAAAGTCTAACACAACGCAATTCTTCTTGCCCGGTGCCACACGAGTTCCTCGACCGAGGATCTGGACCCAGAGAGCCGTGGACTGGGTGACACGGGCGACGGCGATGAGATCCAGCGTCTTGAGGTCGTATCCTGTTGTTAGAATGCCGACGTTGATGAGGCAGCGAATCTCTTCCCTTTCGAAAGCCTCGATCTTCTCCTTCCGCCACTTGTCCTTTGCATCGACTGTGGTGCAGGAGACACCGGCAGCTTTGAACATGCGCTCAAGGTTCGCAGCGTGCTTGAGGCCGGATGCGAACACCAGCCAGTGCTTTCTGTTAGAACCGTGCTTGATGCACTCCTTCACAACGCACTTGTTCAAGGCGTCGGTGTCCGCTGCCTCCTGTGCTTCAGCCTCAAGGAACTCACCCCCGCGCATCGACAGGTTGGTCACGTCGATCACCTCATCCGGTTCTTTCGGCACAAGCATCGACAGGATACCGTCCGAAACGAACTGGTTGAACCGGGTAGTTTCTGATAGATCAATGATGATTTCGTCGAACAGCTCATGATCCACAAGAAGACCCTGTCCGAGACGGTATGGTGTGGCAGTAAACCCGATCACCCGGAGTAGCGGGTTTTCCTGCTTCAGCTCCTTGATGAACTTCTGATAGGCTGTCCCTTCGTTGGGAGAGATGAGGTGGGCCTCATCCACCATCAGGACGTTGACCTTCTTGAACATCCAAGCTTTCCCGGCAAGAGACTGGATACCGGCGTAAATGATAGGGGAGCGTGTGTCACGACTTTTCAGACCAGCAGAGTAAATCCCTGCCGGAGCCTGTGGCCAGTATTTCAGCATCGAGGAGCAGTTCTGGTCGATGACTTCCCGGATGTGAGTGACGCACATGACACGAGTGCTGTGCTTCGTTACGAGTGTTTTGATGAGGGAGTTACAGGCGTGAGTTTTGCCTGTGCCTGTAGGTGATACCACAAGACCGTTACCCTCCCGCTTTCGCAAGAACTTCAGGACAGCGTCGTGAATCTCAATCTGGTGTGCCCAAGCCTTCATTTAGTTATGTCTTTGTAAAGTTTACACACAGTTCCAAAAGTTTGTTTCTTGAGGCATTTCCACTTAGCGTTCTTGGTCGGAACAGCAAACTTGCAGGACCGGCAATTCTTGTCAGCAGGCTTGTTCTTCTGACAAACCCCAAGGACAGCGCAGTAGCGACACTTGTAATGTGATCCTGTGCTGGAAATCTTCGGAGGCGGCTCCTGCCGGTTGATGACTTTGTCAGCCTTATCGTGAAGAACAGCGAAGCTCCGCTTGTCGCGCTTGATCCACTGAAACTCAAGGTGATCGTCATCTTTGCACACAGCACAGAACAGACAGGCATCGACCCCGAAATATGCCATATAAAGCTGCATCTGTCCGTAATACTTCGGATCACTAACAGCAACACCTTTCTTTTGCAGCTCCTTAAAGCGCTTTAGGTTGTAACTCTTATACTCAGCGAGAAAAGGCTTCTTGGTCCACTTGTCCCGAAACTTGGGAAGGAACAACTCACCCGTCTCGTCCACAAGGAATCCGTCGCAGTGCCCGGATAGATGACCCTCGAAATCCTTGACCTCGAACTGCTCGCCGTTCTTATCAACATCGTAAACTGTTAGACCCGCAGCTCTCAACAGGATGATGAAGACATACTCTTCCCGGTGACCTCTACGGAAAAGCCGGAGCATACGTGGTGGGAAGGTATCGAGAACAGCATGACGGAACTTCATCCACTCCGCCCGCAAGCAGTCACTCGCCAGCGCAGACATCCCAAGATACTTCCGGCGACCTTTATCAGCCGGAATCTTGACAGTGTATTCCTCAGCGGGCTGGGAGGCACTGTAGGCGTCAATGCGCTCCTGTAGCTTTTCGATGTCGATCACAGGGATTTCAGTTAGAACTTCTTCCCACCATCCTTGGCACGATTCTCAGGTTTGTGGTCCTGACGATGGACGTTATATACCAGCTTCTCAGCCACGGCACCTCCAAGGTCCATACCCATCGCACCTGCGAGGTCACAGATACGAATGAGAGCGTCAGCAAGCTCGACCTCGACCATCTTTCGATGTGGGAGCTTGTCGTCCATCTGGTCCTTTCGGTAGCCCTCGGTTGCCTCGCTGACCTCGCTGTGGATCAAGAGAAGCTTTTCAGCAACCGTCCCGCGCTGCGGAGGAAGGAGACCTTCCCACCAACCGGCTTCTTCTGCGAGACCGTGACAGGTTTCGACAACCTCGTTGACTAGCGGTGAAAACGCCTCAATAGCGCCGGGAAATGTAATAGTTGTTTGGAATCGTTTCATAATTCGAGAATGGTAAAGTGAACTTCGAGTCGAGGATTTTCTTTGTCGTAATGGTGGTCACCCGGAAATACCTTCCAAGTTGAGTCATCTTGACCAGAGGCATCGGCAAAACCGTCTTCGTATGCCTTAAATAGATTACCACATAAGTTAGATAGGTCGTGGCGTCCCTTGGTTTTCCAGTATGGGTGGAGTGTTAGAGTCTCAATGATGAAACCGAACGGGAGATCGAGGCTGGCTGTTTGCGTTCGAAACTCCCGTTCGGCCCGAGTCCGATGCTCCGCCGTCAAGCGATACTTCTTACCCCAATGGCATCTCACGTTCGGTGAGAGGGATCGGTGTGGCAAGGGTAGCGTGACGACGAAGTTCATCGGTGATTTTAGGCGAGGGTCGGATTACTCCCAAGGCATCTTCTTGCCGCCCTTTGCTTTGGAGGTCTTGGCGGGAGGTGCCTCTTCTTCCTCTTCTTCCTCTTCTTCCTCTTCTTCCTCTTCTTCCTCTTCTTCCTCTTCTTCCTCGTCAGCGGGAGGCGAAACGACCTTGCCTTTCTTGGAGAGAGCTTTCAGCTCTTCCTGAGTAGGTTTTTTCTTGGCCTTGGAGGTCTTGGCCGGAGGAGTTTCCTCTTCCTCTTCTTCGTCCTCGTCCTCGTCCTCGTCGTTCTCCTCTTCCTCTTCCTCTTCCTCTTCCTCGTCCTCTTCTTCGCCCAAGGTAGTGCCTTCTTCGAAGATGGTGGAGATGTTGACGTAGGTTTTCCCGGCGTTGGCACCCTTGCCCTTGCTCTCGCGGGTGGTGATTTCCACCACCTTGCCGACGAACTGAGCGAACCGCTTCGGGGTGATAACTCCTTCGAGGCCACAGGCTTCGGCGAATGCTTTGACTTCGCCCTCGGCGATGGAACGACGCTGTTCGTCGTCAGCCATGACTGCGATGTAGTAGCGGAAATCGCCCTTGTCCTTGTGGTGAAGTGTAACTTCGATTTGTTGAGTCTTCCCGGTAGGGTCAGACTTCACCGGCTTCATCACCATTCCGGTGATGGTGTAGTTGTGCGTCCCCAGAAGAAGATCGCGAATGGCGTTGTCGTTGATGGACTTCACCTTTTTAGTATCAATTTTCCAGCTCATGTGCGTGGTAGTTGTAGTGTTGTTGGTTTGGTTTGGTTTGGTTTCTGCCAGATTTACTGGAGATCGTGAATGGCGCGAACGATGTCGGTCACGCCGATGAAAGTTTTGAACTGCTTTGCTGTAATCGTTACACCATGCTCGCTGGTAATGTCTTCGAGCAGGTCGGAAACGTCCAGATCGGTGAGACCCAGCGCGGTGATCGGTGTCTCCGCTGAAACCGATTCCGTAGGGAGTCCGGTGTAGTCGGATACAATCTCAAGAACAGATAGAAGTGTGTCGTCCTCACTCATAAGTCAAAATGTTAGGGTTACTTCTTGAAAGCGGACTTGCAACCGGCAGCGTGAGCACGTCGGCGGTTCTTGCGGATTTGCCGTTGGTTGGACGGAATCCGTGAGGGAGCAACCTGCGCTACTTGAGGCAGAGTAATAGCAGGACTCGGCACGAAATGCGGACGTGTAAACTTTTGTGTATCTCTCGGCTGCACAGCAGAAATTGCAACCGGTGTGGTCGGAATCCGAGAACGTGCTCCAAAAATGGAAGCTGTCGCGAGAGCTAGTGATGCGGCAATTCTTTTGAACATGGTGGTTGTCTGTTAGATGTTGGTGGTCGTTACTTGGTTGTCTTCTTTTTCTTGGTGGACTTCACCGGATCTTCGATGATACCCCCCTGAAGCTTGTAGATGATACGGGCAAGGTGTGGAACCTCAAGCTCTTTGAGCAAGCCTCCGCGATTTTTGGCGAAGCGGTCGCTGTCCCCTTGGTGGCAGCGCAGGACGCGCTCAGAATTACCGGCCTCGTCCATCTCGGAATCGAGGTAGAGGACATGAGCAAGCTCGTAGCAGAACTTTTCAGCGAACGCTTTACCTTCGAATGAAGGGCTGTAGATGAGTTCGCCTGTCTCGCCATCTTCGATGCGTGTGGTGTGGCATAGGAAAACACAGTGCTTGTCACCACCCATGAGAGTCTCAAGGAGGCCGATAGCTTGATCGTTATGTTCGCCGTAGGCTTTACGTCCATCAGCAAAGTCTTTCTTTTGCTGTTTCAAGATAAGCCGGGAAGCTTTCGAGAATGAGTCGAACACGATGGTATCGTAGTCAGGTGACTCCATGGCGAAGTTGACGGCAGCTTCGAATGAAGTCGGTTCGTAGGCTTCGATGTAAGGAATGTCGTAAAGGATGTCTGAGCGACCGGCACCGAAGACCTTTTCAAGAGTCACCGGCTGGAGGGACTCCTCCCCGGTCTTCTCTGTTAGAATGACAATCGGATTGTATCCGGCGAGCGTCGCCGCCAGTGTGGTCTTGCCCATCCCGGCAGGACCGTGGACAGCGATTTTCTTGAACGTCATCGAAGCGGACTTTGCGGTGCTCTTGACTTTGATTTTCGATTTAATGGCCATTGCGTTGTTTGGTGAAAGGGGTGGGAGGTGCGTGTTTTTGGTTGGCGGGTTATGTGTCCGTTGCTAAAGGCTCAAGCTTCTCTATCCGTCGTTGCGCTTGGTTGTTCCTTCAGCCATTTCACGTCATCTACGCGGAGATGTTACCTTCCCATTTGTTAGATCACTTGAAGGTGACTTCAGGTGGTCCGGGTTTGGTGACGATGTAGTCGTCGAGAATTTCAGAATGCTCCCGGTAGGCCGAAGTGACGACTTCAGGCTTCCAGCGAATTGCAGCGAGTGCGATGTCGCCCTGCTCTTGTCCGAGACGCTCAGCGTCCTCGACACTGATAGAACGGTTGAGCTTGCGGGTGATCCCGACCTTCACACCGTCGATGGTGATGGTCTTCGATCCCTCCTCTCCATTGTGGAGAGCGTCGGCAACGAAGAGGCGAATCTTCAACTGCTCTTCGCGGAGCTTTTCCAGTGATTCGGAAATCTCTTGCAGGCGAGTCCGTGCGGCGACGAGCTGCTTCTTTCCGATGGGGTATTTGACCTCGCTGTTAGGTGATGCTTTGGCAGCAGGTTTAGCAGGGGTTTTCTTTGGTGCTTTGGTGGTGGTGGCCATAGTGGTTGGTGGTTACGAGAGCGAAGTTGAACGGTTTTACGAATAACACAAGAATAATTTTCATTCTGGACAAAATAATTTTTCAGGGCTAGGAACTCCCCGCCATGTCTGACCAAGACCCCATGACCACACTGCGAACGCTGGTGCGGGCTTCGGATCTGCACCTCACGCAGATTTCAACACGAAGCTCCGTGCCCTATGGAACGCTCTATCGAGCTATCCGAAAAGGGAAAAGCCTGAATGTTGACGCTTACGCGGCAGTCTATCAGGTTCTAACAGGTAACAGTCTTGTGGCAACTACTACGATTCCAGTAGATGAGCACTGAACAAATACCGGAAGAGCTGAAGAAGCTCCAGCAGTGGGTCTGCTTCGATGTGTCGGAGGATGGGAGAAAGCTCCCCTTCATCCCCGGAACCACAAAGCTCGCATCCTCCGACCGTCCGCACGAATGGCGTTCATTCCGCATGGCGCTCAAGGACGTGACAGAAGGGAAGCGCCAGCATCTCGGGTTTGCCTTCTCGTCCGATGACCCCTACGTCTTCCTTGACCTCGACGATCCATCCGACAAGGACCAACAGCGGATCTGGAAACGACTCAACACCTATTCACAGCGCTCCGTCTCCGGCGACGGTTGCCATCTCATCTGCCGGGGCAATTTCAAGGGGAGCGGGCGGCACCCGGCCAAGAAGTCGATGGGACTTTTCAAGGAACGCCGTTTCTGCCTGATGACAGGCGATGTGGTCGGAGGACGTTCTACTATAAACGTAGTAGCTGACGAAGACCTCGAAGCAATCGCCCGCTGGCTGGGCGGAGGCACCAAGACCGGCGAGGAGTTGATCGAGCACGAATCAGAGATCCCGGACCTGACTGTCTATCAGATGGGTGTGGACAGGTTCCAAAAATACAAAGCTCTGGCCAACGGGGACTGGCAGCAGTTCGAGGAATACGGCGGAGACCACTCCACAGCCGACCACGCTTTCCTAGCGATGCTTTGTGACCTAACAGATTCCAACGATCAGGTCCGCAAACTCTTCTACTACTCCGGCATGTGGAATGATTCGCGTGCTGCCAAGAAAGCCGCCCACGGTCTCCACGGATACGTCAACCGGACGATCAAGAAGGTCCGCTCTGAGCAGGCGAGGGTTCAAGCAATCGAGGACAAAATCACCTTGGCACTCTTCGAGGAAGAAGAGATCCCTGAGCAACCTGTAGAAACTACTATGCCCGTAGTAATTGAAAAGACCGGCAGCACCGACCTGATTGAGAGCTTACCTGACGGACTAATCAAGCAGGCAGCTCGATACGTCCACAAGTCGAGCATTCTCCCGCTACAGGAGTCCTCCCTCCTCGCTGCTCTAACACTGTTCTCCGGGATGTGTGGGCGTGCGTGGCTGACACCGACAATGTCGGGGTTGAATCTGTGGCTCGTCCTCGTCGCCGACACTGGATCTGGAAAGGACCAGTTCAACAAAGGATTGGGGCGCATCCTCGGGGCACTGGCGAAGCGCCAGCCATCCGCGCTCAACATCCTCGGCGGTGAGTTCGTATCCGGCCCTGCGGTCGAGCAGGCGTTACAGGACACCAAACGGTATATCTCCTACGTCCCCGAGTTCGGCCACTTCTTTCAGCGCGTCAGCAACCCCAACGCTCCCGACCACATGAAGACGCTCCAGCAGCAGCTTCTCGACGCATTCAACGCCGCCGACAGATCGGGTCAGCTCAGGTGCCGAAAGCGGGCGCAGAGAGCGGAAGGTCCACCGATCATCGAGCGCCCGTGCGTGTGCCTTGTCGGAGAGACCACACCGACCTCGATGTTCGACAGCCTATCTATCAGGGACATTTCAACCGGCTTCCTCCCACGTCTCACCATCTTGGAGTCAGCGCCGGATTCGTGGTCGGACGAGGAGAACCCACAACACGGAGCGCTCCCTAGCAAGAAGTTCATGGACAAACTTGAGGAGTTGTTCATCGTCACCAACGCCGCCGATCTAAAGAATAGTTATACAGTCGTCGAACAGACAGAGGCGGCAGAGAAGCTCCTGAAGGCTTACAGATACAACAAACGTAAAATCACACGTAACTGCGACTCCCCGGTTGAGAAGGATGTCATCAACCGCGCTGGACTAAAGGTTCTCCGCTTGGCATCTCTTCTGGCCATTGCGGAGGACTTCTACAATCCGACCATTTCAGTAGAGCACGCAAAATGGTCTATCAACTTTATTGATAGAACCGACGAGGCTGTTCTCCAGCGCTTTACCTCCGGCAACGTCGGACAAGGTCAAGTCAAGCAGGAGACGGAGATCCTAAGAGTTGTTAGAAAGCTGGCGCAAACCAGTGTCAAGGAGCGCATCCGCATGAAGATGGTTCCTAAAGTGGCAAAGGACCGGACTGTCATCCCCTACGGAACACTCAAGAACCGCTGTGTCGGTCTATCATGCTTTGCTTCTGATAGAGCTGGTGCTGTTAGTGCCTTCGACAAGGCTGTCAAAAACCTCAACGAGTCAGGCGTCCTCATCACGCTACCACAACAAATGGCGGCTGATAGATACGACACCGTCCGTGGAAAACTCCTATTCTACGACAAAGATGCCGACACGACCGATTGATCGAATCCGTGAGAGCGGGTTCTTCGAACTTAAAATCAACCCCGGTGGAGGGTTGTGTCATGTGAAAGGGTGCAAGAATAGTTGCTCTGTGAAGGGGCTGGATCTTTGCCAGAAGCACTACCGGCAGTTTTGGAGATACGAGAACCCACAACGCTCTTCGTATGCCGTGCTCAAGTGTCACGCCAAGCAGCGAGGAATCAAGTTCACCATAAGCTTTGACTACTACTGTGGTCTAACAGACGCACTTAGCTATCACGATAGGGGTGCCGAAAACAGAGGTGACGTTCTAACAATAGACCGTGTCGATGCTACCAAAGGATATGAACCGGGCAATCTCAGAATCGTCACACACATTGAGAACTCTATCAAAGGGAACCGTGAAAGATTCCTCCCTGAGCATATCCAGCACATGCTTCAACGCCGTCGTGCAGAAGCCTTGGAGACCTTAGAGCGCTTCGAAGAAGAGGAAGAAGAGCGCTTTCCGTTCTGAATCACAGGCACCTCCAGCAGATGCGCGGCGGTGGCAAGGACACGGAGGGGTAGCTTGATGTGGCTACCACCTGCCGATAAACCTTCAGGATCTATCAGATCCCTGTGAACGTGCTTGGCTTTCTTCCACTCACGTTTCAAGCGTTGTGCCAGTTGATCGAACTCGTGATCCTGAATGATTGAACTACTATAGACATAGTAGCAAGCGCAATGGAGCAAGTAATGAGGGACGAGCATCGAAGACGGCAGACTCTCGATGTAGCGGCTATTCTGGAAGAATAAAACGTCCGGGTGCATAAGAAAGGGTCTCCAGCCATCTCCTCTGGATTTCACAGAGAGACCTCTCACCGAAAGGGTGGGTTACACCTGAGATGACTGGAGTTTGCACGGTTCATTTATTGTGTGGGTCACCTGTGCTTGGGACCACACTCCAGCCTCCGTAGCAGGTCGCTCAGGGTGTCCCACGATACGATTACTGGCCTGCCCACGTCTGACGGAGGCTGGAGTGTGGTCACATACGTTCGCCGGTATGTGAGCGGCACGTTGGTCAAGCTGGGACAGCCTCGAAGAATCGCTCGACAGCGAGACGGACCTTGCCGGAGTTAGCCCCACGGACTTCGTCCAGAAACTCCTTGATCTCCTCGTCGTCCCGGCCCTTTTCGAGAGTTTTCGAGACGCCGTTGCAGGAGAGCAAGATGCCGCCGTTGCGAAGTGTGGTGAAGCGACCTTTGCGAGAGTTTTCGAGGTCGGCGCGGGATTGAGCGTTACGTTGTTGGATTTCGTTGATACCGTTCATGGTAGTGGTGCGTTGTAGTGTTTGTTAATAGATACGAGTAGTAGGCGAGGTGAAAGTAGTAGATTACAGGGATCAGTCAAGAGAAAATCCTGTGACACCACCCTTTTTTTCAGGAGGCTTCGGAATCTTGGGAGAACCCTTGGAAAGCTGCTTCAGGCTGATCTTCTTCGCCGGAGCCGGAGCGCCGGGAGTGGCTAGCAAGATCCCGCGCTTTGCAGCTTCCCCTACGCTTAGGACGCACTCCACAGACCTCCCTGTGTGGGCGTCGCAGATCCCCGGAATCGCATCAGTGGAACGTGTGACGAAAGACTCCGTGCAACGCTCCAGAGCTGCGTTGAACGCCTGCCGGTGGAAGGTTGTGGTAGTGCTCCCGTTGGCCTCAAGCTCAGCAGCTTGCTCAGCGTCAGGCTGGAAACAGATGAGTTTGTTGATCCGGTTGAAGACCAGAGACCGAGGCACGATCTGGAGGTTGTGGACCTGAAGGCAGGCCGGGAACAGGAGCTTTGCCCGCTCCGTCTCGGTGAGCTTGAACAGATTCCTGAGCACTCTAACAAGAGCGGCGTCCTGAGTCTTTTCCAAATTGGTCCCGCCCTTGTGCTGGTGGACACGTTTGACGGTGGGGGCAATGAGTCGAAGGAGTGACTCGATACGACCGAGCTGTTCACGATCTTCTTCTGTGAATGTAGTTGGTTTCATGGTTTCTTCTTGTTAGGTTTCTTTGAACTGGTTGCGTGTTTGGGAGCATCGAGCGGAATACCCACCTTGAGTCGATACTTGTTACGACCCTCGCGTTTCTTGCGTTCGTGGCACTCGCTACAGAAGTGTTTGCTCTTGCTCTTTTCATCACGCTTGTTGCCACAGCATGAGCAGTTGCCTTCCTCTTTCCTGCGAAGTTGCCACGCACGTTGTCGGCTTTGTTTGGTCTGATCCATTGTTAGAAGTAGCTGGTTGTTTGGAGATAAGGTTGGTCTGGTGTTTCGACTTCGCTGACTCGTGGCAGGGACAACCACGAGAGCGTATAGAGAGCCGCGACAAAGATGAGCAGGACCACAGCGAAAGCAAGGACTTTGATGGTAGATTTGATTATTGCGTTGTTAGAGAACTTGATGTCGTGAGACAATAGTTGAAGGACAAGAATGGAAAAGAAGCTGAGTGCGAAGATTATGGCGATCACCCTTCCCCCCTTTCAGAAACCGCACGGCGTCCTGCATCTAGCAGGAGGTGTTGGACCTCCAAGGCTTCGGTTTCGTGAACGGCAACTTGCCTTCCGTCGCGTCCGTAAATCTCGATACCGTCAACGGAGTCAGGCACAGCCGGGACTTCGTGTGTGGCTTTTTCCTGTGGCCGATACTCAGCGAAGACACTGACCTCGATGTCGCCGCTTTCACGGCGTAGGATGTGGTCGATCTGGATGTCAATTTGCATGGGATAGTGTGATTAAGAGTTTACCGTAAAGGCTTGCGGTTCTGCGATTGATTGCTGGGATGCACTTCGGCTCCGGGTATTGGCTGGAAAGGTATTCTTTGAACATTGAGACAAGAAAGCCAACACTGATTCGGCAGGGGTTAGACTTCACCGTCTCAAGCTTGGTCCTGAACTGAAAGACTTGCTTTCTAACATATCCGGGCAACCGCCTAAAGTGGCCGACCCTTTCGCTGGTGTCTCCTGTTAGATACCACCAACTGTTTCGGCTGTCGATGACGTAGTGCCCTCCTCTGATGCGGTCTTGGATGTTGTTTGGAAGCATGGTGTTGGTTGGTGAGCGGTTGCGCCGTAGTGGGCTGAAAGCATGTCCGATTGGTGGAGCACCAGCGCCTCAACGGTCTGAGGCTCGACGGGTGACCCCCATTCTTTGCGACCGTGGTGCGCTAGGATGCAATGCTGGATCGCTTCGATCACTGACTCATCGACGCCGGACTCGCGGGCGGCGAGGGTGAACTTGATGGTGGAGCCGGGGATGTGGTGGATGCGTTTGGCGTAGTCGGACTGGTGCCACTCAACAGGGAGTGTCTCATCGTCGATTGAGTCGTGGCGTCCGCGACCCCCGACACGGTAGTATTCCCGCACCTTGGCGAAGTCGTGCCACAGGGCGGCGGCGATGAGGATGTCGTGCTTGGCCCACGGCTTCGTGAGGTTCTGGTTGCAGGTCAGGCTGCTCATGCCGAGCGCGATGTCGCACACCTCGACGGTGTGGGCTAACAGACCGCCCTCGTAGGCGTGATGGTGACTGAGCGAGGCCGGGTGCGTCAGGAACTCGGGGGTGTCGAGGATCTTGCGGCAGCAGTCGCGCAGGGTGACTGATTGGACGGATTCGATGTGTTGGATGAGGCGGGGTTTCATGGTGTTTGGTGGTCGGTGCTGTTGTAGTTCGTTTTAGGGTTGACGTAAAGCAGAATTTTCAGCGGCTTGTGAGAGCTGGGCAAGCTCACCGGCAGAGTAGCCGCTCAGGGGCTTGAGCACGACCCCGTCGGCGGGGAAGCTGTAGCACCCTCCTCCGGCGTAGGCTAGGCCGGTAAAGTTTACGATGTGACGTTGAAGCTCACAAACTACACCTGTTAGACTGTGAGGAACCCCGACTGTGAAAAACCAAAGCTGGTCCGTCTGCTCAAGCTCGATCCTCCAATCTGGAAGCCGGGACTTGAGACAGTTGAGGAGGGTCTGATATGGGTAGGGTGGTTTCATTTGGTGGGTGTTGGTTTGCCCTCCCACTTACGGGAGAACTGTTCGACTGCTAGGTTGAGGACATCGAAATGAGTGTGGTCGCACACTGTTTCTTCAGGTTCATTACCGAGAACGATATAGACCCAGAGGCTACGGCTAGGACTTGAAGGATGAGTGATGAATAGCTCAGCCACATCGACAGCGCAGATGAGTTTTTTGGCTTGCTGGCGACGTTGCCTCTCTGTCCCTGTCAATGCTTCCTTCCCATCACCATTGTCAACGGAGACGAGCGTGAAGTTGTGGTCTTGCAGGGTCTTGAGGAGAGAGCCGACGACGGGGTTCCAGTTGAGGGAAGTGACCACATCCTCTTCCACGTCGCCTAAAATGGACTCGATCTCTTCGATGTCTTCACTGACATCCCAAAACCCGCGCTGTTGGATTCGCTTGAGGTCGTCCAGCGTCGCCCTCGCCGCACTGATTCGGACTAACTTTTCGTCGTCAAGTGATTTCCACTTTGGATCGTTCTCACTACACGCCCGGTGCTGTGGAAGGTGCGCTTCCTTGGTTGTGTGATAGCGAAACTGTCCGCTCTCGATTGGCTTGTTGCAGGCCGTGCAGATCATCCGGCCTACACGGGTTCCGGGGACTTCGGCGTAATACCATGCTTTATTGCTCATAATTTTGTTAGAGTAAGAGGATGAAGAGTGAGACGGCACACCCGGCGAGAAGCGACACGACAACGAAGCCTGTTAGAAGCTCGATCTTGCCTCGTGTGTCCTGTTGAATCAGGAACGCCACGAGAATCAGGATGGCATAAGTAATAGGTATGGTGACAAACGGGTTCATGTTAGTAAATAGAAAGGAGCTTCTTGATACGTTTGGGTGTTGGTTGCTGTCCTCTGGGCCAGTTGTCGAAGGTGGTTGGATACCCCTTGCGGCGGATAGGCTTAACAGACACGCAAGGACCATTGAATTGAGTAAGGGTGATGTCAATACTAAAAGCACCACACTCTGTCCAGCAATGGGTCTCGTGCTGGTTTTGGACCGTCCGAGCCTCCAGCCCTTCCCGGCGTAAGACCTCGGTGACGAAGGATGCGGCGATGGCACAGAATGCTTTCAAGGTCCTGCTGTTAGAACAGTCGAGGTGACGGTCTCCGGCGTGGTCCACAAACCACACGCACGCTTCGCGGCAGCGCTTGGCGATGGTCCTGAGCTGTTTGGGGTCGGGGTTCACGGAGTGAGTCGGGCTAGGAGGTTACGGGCATTTTCCCATGCGCGGGAGAGTTCACCGTGCCGTGACCTGATCCGTGACGGGTGAAACTCTTTCAGCGCCACAATCAACTCCGCCCGCTCGTCGGCAAGCTGGCGCGGCGTGCGTCCGGTTTCGTGGCAGACGTTGAAAGCCTCGGCGATGAGTTCGGCGTTGGCGTCCCTCTCACCATCCTCAACACGGGGTTGATGGCGGGAAATGAACGATCCCCCGACGACTCTTACAGAGAATAGGTCGTTCAACCTAACCCATCTCCCTCCATCATGATGAATGCCTGCGTCTGAATCGGGTTGAACTATTGCCATGCCTTGAGTGATCCGTTGCGCGAGCGGTAGTGGTTCTGTTTTCATAAGTGGTTCTCAGTTGCACCCGGAAAGCCCCACCCCCGCGAGAGGGTGAGGCGATTCAGGGTCGGGTGTTAGAGTGTTAGATTCAGCGCTTGGCGTTAACTTCAGCGAGCACCTCCGCAGCCTGCTCCGGTGTGATCGTCTTCAATTCACGAAGCGCGATCCCAGACCGGGAACGGAGTTGCTCCAGTGTGAGTGTGTCGCCGATCTGAGGCAGCGGGTCTGAGCCGTAGGCTTGAATCCCGGCCTCTACGCCCTTGCCGGATGGAGCGAGGCAGAGCACACCCTTCAGGCCAAAGGAATTGGCGTTGGAGGAGATGGTGACCACGGTGTAGAGTTCGGGGGCGGGGGTGGGCTTCGGTGCTTCACACTCCTTGATTACGGCGAAATTGTCGATCCAGTCGAAAGATTCCTTGGCGCTTTTGGCCCATCTCTGCACCTCGCCAATGTCGCCTCCTTGTCGGCAGGTTTCGAGGATGTTGTTAAGCGAGGTTTCGAGGTTTAAGTGGTGGTGGTAGAGAGTATTCATTTTCGTATAGCGTTGGGTGTTGTGGTGATGTTAGGGAAGAATCCTGAAGGTGTTGAACTTGGACTTCTGAAATTGCGGGATTTCCGCAACGTCCTTGGCGCAGCCCTTGAGGGCGGCGGATAGTCCTTTGGCTTGTCCAACTGTTAGATAGACGGTGGGCTGTCCATCGAGCGAGACGGCGATGCGTCGGTCGTGACGGTGGACTTGTGCGGTGTTGAGGTCTTGCATGATCTGGTGGGGTTGGGTGTGAAGTTTTATTGGTTGGCGCTGGCCTCAATCTCGCGGGTGAGATACTGATCCAGCTCTTGCTCTGCTTTGCGAAGCTCGACGACGCCCCGGTGAACCTCCAGCCCGACCCCGAAACAGTGGACCCAGTCCCCATTGGGGAGCTGCCCGCTGACGAGTTGATCCGGCCAGTTGTTGAGCTTGGCAAACCTCCGGGCGGCGAGCGAGTGGAGACCACACTGGTCTGAGGGGAGCTTCTCGGTGATGGCGAAGTCCTCCAGCGAGTCCTTGGAGTAGATGCGGGCGGGGACACCTTCAGCGGAGACTTTGATCCGGGTGGGGCGTGTGTTGGTAAAGGCGAGGTGCTTTGTTAGGATGGCTTTCATGGTGACAGGTGGTGGTAGGTTGGTGGTGGTGGAATCAATCAAGGATGGAACGACCGGAGAGGCAGCAGAGCGTCAGATAAGGATTTGGACCGTAAACAAGAACGAGTGCGTTTACATAGCCGTATTCTATCGTGCGACCTTTCGCACTGTTCTTTTTGACTTTATTTACAGTGAGCAGCGCTTGAAGGCGTTTCTTGATAGCGTCAAGGTCGTAAGGTGCCGGGGCGAGGGTCTCGGCCTCGGTGTTGGCCTCGATGGCGGGCGTGGGCTTTTTGGGAAGCCAGCGGTAGGGAAGCACGGCTTCACGTTCGAAACCTGCTTCTGTTAGGCAAGCTGCTGCGTCGGCGTCCGAGCTGAAGCGCCCTATTGTGTCACTGCCTTGGAGGACATGACCCTCGATGAGGTGAAGGACGACGCCCTCCGCTGCGAGTGGACGATAGAGTTCTGGGGATGTGTTGTAGTTTGACATGGTGGTCTGGAGTTGGTGGTTGGTTTGTTAGAGAG